TTTTCTTTTCGTCTTCGTGTGACATCTCTTTTTTATCTTGCGATTTTTTAAGAGCGTCTAGCGCTGCTTTTGGCATTTCGCCTTCTTTAACTTCTGATTTCTTCTCATCTGCCTTGTCAGTTTCGTCTTCCTCTTTTAGTTTTGGCATTGCGTCTGCATTACCTTGACTTTTTTGTTGAGGATCACCAGAAACTTGACTAACTTTTTTTGTGGCGTCAGGATTACTGTCCATAGGTTTAACTACAGCTGCGCCTAAATCTTCTGCATCATTTTTCAGATGAGTAGGTTCAGCCGCTACAGCATTCTTTTTAGGAGCGTCAGCTTGAGGGTTAGTAGCTTCTACTACTTCCTTCTGAACATCTGCTTCTATCGCCTCAATTTTCTTTTCTGTTTCGGCCATTAGAAATCTCCTTCTATTTTATAAACGTTTATAAATTTCCTTTGTATTGGATATTTATAAGATTACAGTTTTGTAAGAAACGATTTGAACACTTCCAGTTTCTTTTCTTCTAAAACTGTTCTTCTCGCCTCTTGGATTTGTCTTTTCCAAGATTCAATATCAACTTGTTTAAGAACACCATTGTCCCAAACCCACTCTCTACTCTCCATAATACCCTCTACGAAAGCGTCAGGAGCTGATGGATCAGCGACTATATCTGCCGCTGTGGCAAGATAAAAGTCATCTTTTACAAAGTTAATTCCGTTTCTATTGATAATCGAACCCATACCTCGACTTGAAACACCCAATTGAGCGCCCTCATCTATAAGACCTTTTACAATCTTACCGTATGGAGTATCCATTATTTTCGCTTCACCAATAAAATTATCACCCTCTGGCGTCAATGATTTTACCATATGACACACTCTTTCAAGGTTAACTGTTGGTCCGTCAGGATGCCCTAACTCACCAAAAGCTCTATTTTTATTGATAAATTCTTTTGTATATCTGTTCACTTCTCTAACTAGGATTTCTCTAGGATAGACTCTTCCATTTCTATTTTTGATATTTGATTGTAAGAATACACCTTTGATTTTGTATTCTTTCTTGCCGTTCTTTTCTTCAATAAGATATTCGGCTGATGTGACTTCTTCTGAAATTAATTTCATTTGTTCTCTCTCTTTGTCTAATATTTATAAACTTTTTTACCTAAACTCTATCAATAACGTGTAATTATCGCCAGTTACAAAGTTCTTTGTTGATAGTAAAATATCACCTGTAGGAGTTGTAGAATTGTTACCAATTTCATTTCCCGCAGTTCTTAAATCCCAATAACCGTTACCAGATAAGAATAAAGCACTTGCGTTTGTTGCGCCATCCCATATAATCTCTACTCCAGCTTTGTTATTATTTGTGTTTATAGAATACCATATCTTTGATATTTTTCTGTTTCCATCTTCAGTCATAAAAGTAAGTTCTGAAGCGTCAACTTTTTTAACTAAAGTTTCACCTGTACCATCAGAAAAGTTTGTAAGTTTAGTTACAAATTTAACACCTGATGTGTCAGCGATAGTTTGTGATGTTACTGTATCTGCCATTAGTTATATCCCGTTTCTTTATGTGTTTCTATTACAACATTATATTTTGTTACATTAGAATCACTTGATAGAAGTATATCTCCTATTGTATCTTTTATCTTTTCTTCAGTAGGTTTCAAACCGTAATTACCACGACCTGATAACACTACTTGTTTTTCTGTGTCATTTTTAAAAAACACAGTAACGTTTCCTGTACCTTGTATCTCGTAAGCGATATTCGCTATAGATACTTTTGGTTCACTAGAAGCGTCATTTGAATTAACAACATCAACTAAAGTTTGTTCTTCTTCACTTCCAATACCATTTGAATTAACAATGATATGAAAATTATTATCGACCAACTTTGTAGTTGATATAGTCATAATTAACTTCTCGGTGAGCCTACTGCACTTGCGTTTGAAGTTGCGCAAGTAACTTTATCACCTGGTGCTTTTTCTATTATTACGGTATCACCGTTTTCTAAATAGAATTGACCTAATTGAGTATCGTCTGTATCCAAAATTGTACCTGTAACATCAGCAGTTGCTGTAATTCTTACGAATTGAGCTCTACCAATAGTATTAGCTGATGGATTAGCAACAATATCTCCTTTAACAATAAATGTTTGTGCCATTTTATTTTTCTCCTAATTGTTCTAAAACTTCTTTGTCAACATAATCAAAAAATTCTGTTACGTTGATATTATGAAACTCCGCTACTTTTGATACAGCGTTCTCAAATTTTTCAATAACATTACCAGTTTCTTTTTCAATTTGTTTGAAAACATCACTCATAGCCTCTTTCATACGAGGTGGTAACTCATTAAAACTTTTTGAATCGATAAGACGATTTTCTGATACTATTCTACTGACCTGCATCCTCAGTTCCTTGTGTCAAATCAATTTGTGCTTCTCCGTCATTACCTGTTGTTGAAGCTACAGAACCATCTTGGTTAAAAGAACCAGGATCAGCAACTTCTGGCTTTGGGTCACTATGTGGTTGTTCCACGTTTCCATTGAATATATTTCCAGCAACTTCTTGTCTATGTGCATCTAACGAATCTCCTACTTTTGCTCTTAACGCATCTTTGAATGCATCTCCAGCAGCAGCGTTATCGCCGTCTGCGATTTTATCTATAAAATTTTTTACTTCTTCACTCATTTTCTACTCCTATACTATTGTGTCGTCACTATTTGTGACTTGAGCCATTGGGTCCTGAATAATACCATCTTTAATTTCTTTCTTAATCTGTTTATCCATATTCTCAATTTCTCTGTCGTTTTGTTTTAATACGTTTTTTCTAACATATTCTACTGAAAAGAATTTTCCAACATAATCTCTCATCTCATTTGCTAAAGCTAATCTTTCTCTTAATAACTCAGTTTGTTTAAGTTCAGCAAAATGTCCATCTTGTAAAAAGTCATATTGTAAAGTATCTCTTACATTAACCCAATCTTCTTCAGCGATAATACCTTTTAACACTAATTGCGTTCTTAATATATCATTGAATAATTCAGTAAACTTCTTTCTTAATCTTTGTACAAACTTTGTAAATTTTAATTCATCTCTTGTTATTTCAGAAGCTCTTCCTAAATTAAAACCTTGAGATGCTTCTAATCTACTTGTTGGTACATTTAAAGAACGATACAATTTCGCTCTAAAATATTCTATGTCAGATATTTCACCTAAATTTTGTCCACCTGGTAATGTAGTTATATCTGTTCCTCTACCACCTTCTCTACTTGGTAACCAAAAGTCTTCTAACATAGACATATAGTTTCTGTCATCTCTGATCTCACCTGTGTTTGCGTCATAAACAAGTTTGTTTCTATATCTTGCCATAACATCTCTTAGGTATTGTTCAGCTTTTACTTTTGGTAAATTACCTACATCAATCTTAAATATTCTTCTTTCAGGCGCTCTAGCAATTCTATAAATTACTGCAGAGTCTTCAATCATTCTTAATTGATTAACAGGTTTAATTGCTTTATGTAAATAAGATAAGACCATGTTTTTATTTTGATCTATCATACCTGATGCGCAAAATGCTATAGTGTCTGGCGCTATCTTTATACCTGATTGTCCAGTTGTACCTGATAAACCTCTTTCGTTATATAAGAAGTATTCCACATACTCATCAACAACAGCTAAACTGTTTAGTGATGATGGCATTGGAGTGTCAGGTCTTTTCTTTCTGATCTCTCTAATCTTTTTGATCTTTCTTGGATCAATATATTTTAATTCTGTTATTCCTTTTTTAGGACTTTCTCTATCAATAACTTTTTGATAATAAACTCGACCATCTACATACCATCTTCTAAAGATGTCGTGGCCTTTTGTATTGAAGTTCATTAATCTTAAAACTTCCTGGAATTCGTCTTCTATTTTTTTTCTAACTTCTTTTCCATAAGGTAAATCAATTACATTAACTCTTACTGCATCTTTCAATTCATTAGCGACAATAGCTTCATTGACAATATCTTCGATTGCCATATCGCATTCTGGGTGTAAGGCTATTTCTCTATATCTACGAACTAGGTCCTGCTCTGTTTTCGCAGTACCTTCCATATCCAAGTATGAACCAAAGTGTCCTCCAGCATTGACCGTTTGTGTACCGTCATCTGCTTGTGCTGAAGTGAAAGCTTGTTTTGGATCAGCTTGTTTTTTAATTTTCGAAATTGAAAAGCCGAATAATTCTGCCATTATATATCTCCTTGTTACTTACTACTTATAAGGGATTAATAAGAGGGGCCGTGAAGCCCCTCTTATCTAATATTAGGTTGTAGTGTTACTTTCAAAGTGTTGATAAGCAAACTCAACAGTAAAAGTTTCAATTTCAGTCTTTTCATCAAAGTCCAAAGCGATTTCACTAATACTTACTGGGAATGCTCCTCTCAAAGTATATGATTTAACTGTATTACCGTTTCTATCTAAATGATCTACAAACGCATCAACTTGATAGTCAACTGGATTTGTTAATCCTTCGTTGTCTGTCATATTGTTGATACCATTCTGCCATCTTTCGAAAGCATTTCTTAATTTAAAGTTTGTATCATTTAATACTGTGATAGTCCAATTAGGAATTTCTCTATCTCCAGCAATCTTAACAGCTCTTCCTCTGAAGTTGACATTTACGTTTGCCACCGTCATTGCAGGAATTGCTGCTCCTCTACATAGAAAGGCTAGGTCTTCTATTTCGCCACCAACTTGGGCATAACCAGGAAAAGGCATTGTTACCTTAAACTGATTGGCTCTAGCGCCACCGCCAGCAAGTTTAGCTTTGAAGTCATTTATATTTGCCATTTTTTATTTCTCCTTCTCTACTATTATCCGCCAGCGACTTCTTCAAAAGCCACGCCAGTTCTGGTTGCAACAAACGATAGTGTGATAAAGTTGATACTTCTAGCTGGTTTAATAAATATCTCAGCTATAAATTCATTTCTATCAATGACTTCGCCTGTGTTATTAGTTTCATCACATACTACTAAAAAGTCTGTGATACCTCGTCTACCTTGTACTTCTCTTAAAAAAGGCTCTACAATGTTTCTAAAGTTCGCTCTTGTGAATTCATCATTGAACTCAAACAATTGGAATTTAGAAGCAGTTGCTATTGCCTTTTCTAATACAATAAACAATCTTCTTACGTTGATTCTATCGAAAGCACTTGGTGAACTTAATCCAGTTTTGTCACCAAAAAGAACAGTACCTTGTCCTGGGAAAGTTGACACAGGGTTAACTCTCTTAGGATATAGTTGATCTCTTTGTGATTTTGTCGGATTGTAAGCTAGTTTAACTGCGCCTCTTACTATACCTCTGTTGAAACCAGCAGGTGAGTACCAAGCATCAGCAACTAAATCAGTTCTAGCCGCTAGACCAGCAGTATCTCCATTCAATGGAACAAATCTGTAAATGTCAGAATATCTGTCATAAGCATATTTGTAACCACTGTCAAATACAACATAACTTGATGATCTAATGTTATCAAAGAAATCAATAACGTTAGATGTTTGAGTATTTGAGTTAGTGATATTAACTACGTCAGCTCTTTGTGGAGAAGCAAACACGATTGAGTCTTTTCTTTCTTCAGCAATTGTGATAAGATTATCAATGTGTGTTGTACTTCCACTTGGACCAGCAATGATTAGACCTACATCAACAGTTTCAGCATCTTGGAACTTCTCGTAAGCAGTTTTCAATTGGCCGTCTGTTACTGCAGTACCATCTGATCCCGCAGATAATGATTCAAGTGTTGGAACATCAACAGCAGTGAAAGTAATTCCAGTTGCGTTGCTACCCCAATTTGATCCTGAACTATTATGGTCTGTCCAATAAATGTAATTAGATTGATTTTTAATTACAGTTGGATAGTAGTTGTTATCTCCTTGTGGAGTTTTTGCGTCAGCCGCTTTAGATACTTTAGAAAAAGTTTCAATAACTTCTCCTGGTGTACCTGAAATACCACCATCTTCGTCAACGACTACTACATGGATTTCATCATTAGCACCGCCTCTTGTGGAAGTCCATGTTGATGTTCCAGGAGCGCCATCTACTGAATCGTAGTATCTCCATCTTCTTTTAATTCTAGCGTCATCTGCTACAGCTCTTTTTAGTCCGCCAGAACCTCTAGGGTGCTGAACGATACCAATTTGTGTTGAAGCTATACTAGTAACTCTATATTTGTCACCGTCATCAAAATCAGTACCCGCTCCTGTAGTTGAAAACTCGATAACATCACCTACGTTTAAGTAAGATGTTGCATCTGAATCAACGTCTACAGTTAAGTCGCCTACTGCTAGATCGGCTTGATCTACTTGTTGAGATGTGGTTAGTGTTTGTTCATATGCATTTGCTGATGGGCAAGTTGAAACAAGTAGGTTATTACCCCACGCTCCAGCAGATTTTGCTGTAAACGTAATTGCGTTTGCTTGTCCTGATGCATAGTTATTATCGTAATCGTCATCATTTTGAATTAACAAACTTGAACCGCCTGTGTTTGCGTTTGTCAATGATGAATTGGTAGCTCGTACTACTCTTAATGCGTTAGAGTATGCTAGAAAGTTAGCAGCGCTGAAAAAATACTCAAAGTTACTTGAGTTAGGTTTTCCAAACGTATCTACTAATTCTTGCTCACTAGAAATTGCTACGATTTCGTCAACTGGTCCTTTTGCGAATTGTCCTGCAAAGGCTCCGATTGATGTTGATACCGCAGGAATAATTCTACTTAAATCTTTTTCCTGTACGAGAACACCTGGTGATACTTGAAATGCCATAGGTTTATTCTCCTCTTTAATTAGCTAATTTATCTTTTAATTTTTCAAAATCCATAAGTTTTCTTATGACCATAGTCAAACTTTTCAGTTATTGATATTTATAATAACCCAAAATTGTAGTTATTGACCTTTTCTAACGACAGGATACCATCGAGTTCCGTATTCATCTATGGTTTCTTCATTCATAGGGTCACTGTTTACACCATCATCTACAAACCCAAAGGGCGCCATATCTTGTTCAATTAGATTTTGTTGTTCCATATACATTTGATTTCGTATATTCGAATCAGATAATTCTTTGAAATAGGGTTGATTTGAGAGCCATCCAAATATGACTAAACACATAACCAAGTCATCATTACAACCTTCTTCAGCCATCCAACTATTCCCTCTACGTGAAAATGTCGATATTTCTTCTATGATACTAAAGTCATTAACTTGTATCTTATCACCCTCCATAAGCGTCTTAAAATTCGCACAACCCACCTTTTTTATCTGTTTTGTCATTCTTACCCCTAGTGATGTACCTCGACCAGAGAACATTGCGCCAAGTATTTGACCCGCTCTACCCTTTTGAGTTGTCATTAAGATATTAGGATATTCTAACTCGTAATGCATCGCTTCGGCGATTGATTGACCTAAATCATTGACTTCAATAAGTGTGTGTGCTTCATTATACGCCTTCGCTGTTTGACTTACAATGTTTGGAAAGACAAAAGGTTTGACTTCATTATTCTTATAGGTACATACAACTTCATAAGGTATCTTTCGACTTTCATCTTTAGTTACATCTAGTATAATAAAGGCAGAGTAATCTTTATTTGTACCTCTCGCCACGTCAACACAACAAACATACATATGACCCTTTTCAGGTTTCTTAAAC